TTACCCGTGACGAATTAAAATTTGCCAAGTTTGTAGACCGACTACGCAACAAGTTCTCTGATTTGTTTGACCAAGCAATGCGTGTCCAATGCGTACTCAAAGGTATTTGTACAGACGATGAATGGAAACAATTTAGAGAAAACATTCATTACGATTTTATTAAAGATAATAACTTTAGTGAACTTAAAGATGCCGAATTAATGAAGGAACGTTTGTCTTTGTTAGGTGCAGTTGACCCATACACAGGCCGTTATTTTTCTCAAGCATGGATTCAACGTGAAGTTTTACGTCTTACAGATGATGAAATTAAAGAAATGCAAAAAGAAATTGAGCGTGAAAAAGATGCAGGGCTTGGTGTACCGGTTGGAGTAACCAATGATGTTGCACAAGCTACCATGATGTCGCAGGTACCACAACAACCTGGACATCCAGATGATAAAGAACACGAAGCTGAATTAGCCAAACAAGCGGCGGCCGCATCAGCAAAAGTTCAAAAAGAAGATAGTACATTGTTGAAAATAAAGAGAATATTATAAATATTTGAATGGAGAATAAAATGGATACAAATACAAGACAAATTATTGATTACGCACAAGACCAAAATGGTGTTGAATTTAGAGATGCTTTATATTCAGCAATTCATGATAAAGTTTCTGCACACATTGAAGCCAAAAAACAAGAGATTGCTCAAGGTTTAATTAACAATTCACAAGAAGAGCAAACACAGGATACGGAAATTGAAAACACTTAAAGAGTTTCGTGAAACCGTAAAGAAAAAGGAAAACAAAGGTCCAATGGATCCTCCTGCGGTTTTAATTATGAAACGAAAAGCGGTTAGACAATTTCCTAATGGTCAAAGAGTTGCATTATATCATGTTGATAAAATAGATAAATATGTAACCGTACCATATACTGCAATGCAATGGTCCTCATCAATACCGGACGAATTTAAATAGGATAAAAAATGGCTGGAAATACATTCACATATCAAGTTTTAAAAGACACTACCGAACGTGCGGTAATTAAACTTACGGGTAAATTTGACGGATCTGGTCAAGAAGATAATCCAAACCGGATTGCTGCAAACTCATTATATGGCGCTTTAGATGCTAACAATGTTCCTTTGCATAGTGCGTTAAGTGTAAGCAATACAGCACAGAGCTTTTACAATTTAAGTATTCATCGTTTGTGGTATGATTGTGTCAATGCGGTTAATGCCGATGTGGACATTTATTGGAACGCTAATCCAACTGTTAGTGCTTTGATTGTTAGTGGAACATACGAATATGATGGTAATTCAAATTGGGTTACAATTCCAAATGCTGCTAATGGCGCACCAGGAGTAACAGCTTGCAATGGTGATATTGGTATTCGTACAAGAGGTATGCAAGCCAATTCGTCTTACACAATCATTATGGAAGTTCGTAAAGATAATGCTTACTACCAACGTGGTCAGTTTAATGATCCTGCTGCGTTTAACTATGGTGAGTACTCTTTACGTCCTCACGGTTAATGAAGGAATTTGTTTCTAAACTTCTATCTAATAAACTTGTAGAAGCAAGAAACATATTAGAAGATAGAATTAAAGACTTGGTTGATGAAAAACTCAACCAAGTCAAAATGCGTTTGGCGGCCGAGTTTGAGTCAAATTTAGATGAAGCCAATGTATTAAAAATGGGTAGAACCAAACTAATTAAATTTAGGGTTCGCAAAGGAAAAATTCAAAGACGTAAGAAATTTTCTAATGTAAAAGGTTACACTATTCGTAATGGTAAATTAACAAGAATGATGCCTGCAGAACGCAGACACCGAAAGATTGCTGTAAGACGGTCTAAGTTTAAAAGACGTGCCAAACTTAATCAATCTTTAAGAAAAAGAAAAATATCGTTAAGAAAACGGAGCGCAATGGGATTATGAAACTAATTAAAGAAATTAACGAAACGGTTAATTACATTACCGAAGCTTCAGATGGTAAAAAAGAACTCTATATTGAGGGTCCTTTTTTGGTTTCTGAAAAGAAAAACCGCAATGGACGTCTTTATGAATTTAATACAATGAAGAAAGAAGTTCATCGTTATACCGAAGAATACATCAACAAGCATCGTGCTTTTGGTGAGCTGGGCCATCCAGAAACTCCATCTATTAACTTAGACCGTGTATCACACATGATTACTAGTCTAACAGAAGATGGAACACAATGGATTGGTAAAGCTAAAATTCTTGATACGCCTATGGGTACTATTGCTCGCCAATTGATTGAAGGCGGAGCGCAGTTAGGTGTTTCATCAAGAGGTATGGGTTCGTTGAAAAACGTTAACGGTGTTAATGTTGTTCAGAACGATTTTTATCTAGCCACAGCGGCAGATATAGTAGCAGATCCTTCTGCGCCTGGTGCGTTTGTACAAGGTATCATGGAAGGTAAAGAATGGATGTTAGTCAATGGTGTTTGGACCGAACAAGATTACTCTGAATCGAAGCAATTGATTCGTCAGGCTTCACGCAAAGAAATCGAAGAAGTAAGTCTACGCATATTTGAAAACTTCATGAAAAAACTTTAAATATAAATATATCCAATAAATCAAGGAGATTTTCAAAATGGGAAAATTAAATCTGTCCGAAGCCGCTAAAGAGATTCTTTCTTCTACCGTAAATGGTAAGAAGTCTGGTCAAGATAAGCCTTCAAAACTAAATGGTGATGTTGCCTACGGTACAAAAGAAGTAGATGTTGGCCACACTCCACAAAAAACAACTGATGCAAATCCTGATTATACAAAAGGTGTACCATCAGCAACCGCTCCTGGTGCAACACCTCCTGTAGGTTCTGAGCCAATGAAGAAACTCAAAGGTCAACCACAAGAACACGAAGGACACATTGTTCAGCCAGAAGATGGTGAAGAGTCTTACGAAGATATTCGTGACCGTAAACCAGCTAAATTGGCAAAACAAACAATGCAAGCCAATCCGGGTGCAACATTCCAGTCTTACGGAGAAGAAGTTGAGTCTGAAGATGAAGTTATTTCTGAAGAAGAGCACGAAGATGCTGCTGAAGATAAAAAACTTATCAAGAAGATGATTAACAAAGCCAAAATTAAAGAAGATATGGATGCTTTGATGTCTGGTGAAAATCTTTCTGAAGAGTTTGTTACCAAAGCCGCTACAATTTTTGAAGCTGCCGTTATTGCACGTTCAGAAGAAGTTATTGCTAGTGTTGAAGCTGAACTCACAGAACAATTTGAAGCTGCTGTTGAAGAAATCAAAGAAGATTTGGCTTCTAAAGTTGATGACTACCTCAACTACATGGTAGAAGAGTGGGTTAAAGATAACGAAATCGCAATCGAAAAAGGACTCCGTTCTGAAATCGTTGAAGATTTTATTGAAGGTTTAAAAGGTTTATTTGTAGAGCATTACATTGACATTCCTACCGAAAAGGTAGAAGTTGTTGAAGAGTTGGCAGCTAAAGTTGAAGAACTTGAAGCAGCACTCAATGAGCAAATTAACCATTCCGTTGAGCTTACAAAAGCTTTAAACGAACAGAAAAAAATTGAGGCTATCTACACAGCGTGTGAAGGCCTGTCGCAGACCCAAGTAGAAAAATTGAAGTCACTTGCAGAAGGTGTCGAATATACTACTGAGGAAGAATTTGTATCTAAAATGGATACTTTGAAAGAATCATATTTCAAAGCTGAAGTTGTAGTTGCAGACAATTCTGCTTTAGACGATGAAGTGTTAATTGAAGAAGATAAAAAGGTTGCAAAATCTTATGATCCTTCAATTGAGCAGTATGCGAAAACCATTTCACAAACTTTGTTGAAATAATTAACAAAATATACTAAAATAAGGAAAACTAAAAATGTATATGACTGAAGAATTAAGTAAAAAATGGCAGCCAGTTCTTGAGCATCCAGAACTCGAAGCTATTACAGACCCATACAAGAAAGCTGTTACAGCTCTTGTTTTGGAAAATCAACAACAAGCTATGCGTCAAGATGCACAAGCTTTGAACGAAACTACAGAAGCTGGTCCTACCAACGTTGCTGGTGGTGTTCAAAACTTTGACCCAATCTTGATTTCTTTGGTACGCCGTGCGTTGCCTAATTTGATCGCTTATGACGTTGCTGGTGTTCAACCAATGACAGGCCCAACAGGCTTGATCTTTGCAATGCGTGCTAAGTATACATCACAAGGCACTCCTGGTTCATATGACGGTAACGAAGCTTTCTTTAACGAAGCTAATACAATGTTCTCTGGATCTGGTTCACAGTCTACAACATATGGCTTCCAAGGTGCTACTTACGCAAACGACACATCAAACAATGCTATTGCTAATGAGTCTGCTAACGCCTTTACAACTGGTGTTGGTATTCCTACAGCTACTGCTGAGCAATTAGGTGTTGCAGATGGTTCTTTCCAACAAATGGCATTCTCTATCGAGAAAGTTACTGTAACAGCTCAAAGCCGTGCTTTGAAAGCTGAGTACTCACTCGAACTTGCACAAGATTTGAAAGCAATTCATGGTCTTGATGCTGAAACAGAATTGTCTAACATTCTGTCTACAGAGATTCTCGCTGAAATTAACCGTGAAGTTATCCGTACAATCTATACTACTGCAACTTTAGGTGCTCAGTATGGTACAACAACTGCTGGTTATTTCGACTTAGATACCGACTCTAACGGCCGTTGGTCTGTTGAGCGTTTCAAAGGTTTGATTTTCCAAATCGAGCGTGATGCTAACGTTATTGCCAAGCAAACCCGTAGAGGAAAAGGTAACGTTCTGATCGTTTCTTCAGACGTTGCTTCCGCTATGGCTATGGCTGGTGTTCTCCAGTATACTCCTGCATTGCAAGCTGACTTGCAAGTAGATGACACTGGTAATACATTTGCTGGTATGTTGCATGGCCGTATTAAAGTTTATATCGACCCATACTTTGGTGGTTACACATCAAATCAAGAGTTGGTAACAGTTGGATATAAGGGATCTTCTCCTTATGACGCTGGTCTGTTCTATTGCCCATACGTTCCTCTCCAAATGGTTCGTGCTGTTGATCAGTACACCTTCCAACCTAAGATTGGTTTCAAAACTCGTTATGGTATGGTTGCAAACCCATTTGCAGAAGGTACAGCAGTTGGTCTTGGACACCTCAATGCACGTAGTAACAAATACTACCGTATTTTTGGTGTTAAGAACTTGATGTAATCAAAAAATCACCGTAGAGTGATATTTGAAAGAGGCCTCTTCGGAGGTCTCTTTTTTTATGGCCTAAATATCCGTATGACCGCAATTACTAGAACCCCTCAGAATACAAATCTATTACAACCGACTAAGTTTCTATTGACGTTTGATAGAATACCAACGGTACAATATTTTTGCCAGACTGCCAACATACCTGGAGTTAATCTAGGACA